ATGAGATTCGACGCACGAACCGCGAGCAAGCTGCCCGCGGGCCAACACCTGACCTTTGACGGCTTCCCAGGCCTGCGCCTGCAGGCGAGCGAAAGCCGTCGCTCGTGGATCTACCGATACAAGTCGCCTATAGACGACCGCATGCGCCAGGTGAAGCTGGGTGAGTGGCCGGCGATGGGATTTCCATCGGCGATCGCCGAGTGGGAGCAGAAGCGCTCCGCGCGGGATAGCGGGGTCGATCCTGCGGCCGAGAAGAGGGAAAAACGCCAGTCCGTCGCGGCGACGCGCGCCATCAACGCCTATACGGTCAAGCAGGTGTGCTTGGATTACATGGGGGGCTATCTCGAGCCAAATCGTAAAGAGAAGGGTGTGCTCGAGGTGCGCCGCATGTTTAAGGCGATGCTCACGCCGATTGCCAGTCTTCCGGCTGCATCGATTACGCGTGCACAGGCTTTTGAATTTCTAGACGGCTATCGCGCAACGCCTGCGCTTGCAGCCCGGCTACGTATGGAGCTGGGTGGTGCCTGGGACTATGCGATGGACGCTGGCCGGCTGCCTGATGGCACGCCGAACTGGTGGCGCATGATTCTGCGTGGCAAGTTGCGCAGCAAGGGGCGTGTGATCGATGGCGTTGCGATGGGCACGAAAAAGCGCGTGCTGAGCGAGGACGAAGTCGGAACGTTGCTGCGTTGGATGCCGAATTTTAGCCTAACGGTTTCGGACGCAATTACCCTGTACCTTTGGACCGGCGCCCGCGGCGGCGAGATCATTTCCATGGAGAAGCACGAAATCGCCGAAGAGGGAGACGGACTCTGGTGGACGGTGCCGAAGGAAAAGACGAAGAACTCGTGGCGCTCACGCGCTGGCGACCTGCGTGTGCCACTTATCGGCCGGGCAGAAGCGGTGGTTCGGCGACGACTCGATCAAGCCGTCAACGGCTATCTGTTTCCGACGTCGACTGGCGAAATGATGAAGCAGACCGTGATTAAGGCGGGCGTCTATTACCATCAGCCATACTGCAAGCAGGCACCGAGGCATGAGCGTCCTCGGCTACCTGTAACGCATTGGTCGCCACATGACCTTCGTCGAACTGCGCGGACCATCCTCGCTGCGCTTGGTTGTCCGCACGACGTTGCCGAGGCTGTACTGGGCCATATACAGCCAGGCGTGGCCGGCGTATACAACCGGCACCATTATGACCGTGAGCGTCGCGAATGGCTCACGCGCCTATCGCTGTTCCTTGAAGAGCTCGCGCTCCGTTATCCGAAGAAATAGCTTTACGGCGTCGATTGCTGTGGCCGGTGTTGGGTGGCGGGGCGAGGTCTGAGACGGGACAGCCTTCGGCCCATGTTTCAATCTCGCGCGTCAGCCAGGCCACGCGGCGATCCGACAAAATGCGAGGCTTCGGGAATTTTTTCTCGCGCACAAGTTTCTGAATGGTCGCTTCGGAGAGCGACACCGCCTCCGCTACAGCGGGCAGGTCAAGATAGATTGGTTTCATTGTTGTTTGTTTTCCTCATGCATGGCCCGAGCTGTCATCGCCGCCAGCTCGTCGGCCGGCGCTGCTGCGACGATCGGCGCGCGCAGGTTCCAGAGGAACGCGCAGAAATTCGCCACGTCGCGCGGGTCACCTTTCTCCACGTGCTCGCGAAGCATCCGCGACAGGTCGGCAGGACTGCATGTTTCCCACCCGCCACGGCCCTTGTCGCGGGCCAGTGCGAGCTTGTGCTTCATGACGGCGGCGAATGAGTCCACGGCAACATCGTCAGGGTGCGGATCGACGTTGACGTTCAGACGAGATTCCAGTTCAGCAATTCGCTTCGCCTGCTGTCGATTGATCTCGGTGGGATAGGCGCACGGCACGTCCGGCCCGGGCGAGCGACAGAGTTTGCAGACTGGCTCGCGCGCCTCTGCCGGTGCGTCGGCCTGCGCGGGTTGCGGGGCGGCTTCGATGTACGGCGATTTCGTGCCGAGCGTTTCGAGCACTGCTTCGGTGCGGTTCGTGGCTTCGTCCAGATACCAGCTACCCACCATACCTTTGCCGGCCTCGTAATCCTGCAATGCCGACTTGATCGCCCCGCGCACGAAGTCGAACAGATCGCGGCGATCCAGCGTGATGCTGTTATCGTCCTCCGCAGCGGGCGATGCTGCCGCGCGACGTGCGCGTTCTTCCCACGCTGCGCACATCGACTCGTGGTATTTCGTGAATCCGTTGGCGTTCGCCCATGCGATGCATTCCGCCCGCTCGTCGGCCGGCGCTGCTGCCGCCATAGCGGGCTGATCGGCGCGTATCTGCAATTCATTGATCGCGGTGAGGATCGGATTGTTGGCGCTCGACCATTCGCCGACGTCCACGCCGAGAAATTCGCCCACCGCCTCGGCGAGACGTGTGCCGGCTTCTTCCGCCTGGTCCCGCTCGTCGATCGCTTGCGTCAGGGCGCGTTCGGTCGCCTCTTCCGTCACTGTCTTGTTGGCATTTTGGGCGCGGGCAAGTACGGCGTCGACAGCTTTCCATGCGGCATTCAGTTTGTCCGATTGCCAGCCTTCGTCAGCCGGTCCCATGTCATCTACGTAGCGCAGCTTTTCGTTGAGCACGTGTAGTGCCGCGACTTCATCCGCCGTCAGCGTTACCTCGTCCGGGATAGCGGTCGATCCGTCGACAAAGATCGCGCCTTCCTCGGGATATTCGGAGACCCAGCAATACATGCCCTTGCCGGCGTGCCCTTCGCCGCGCTGGAACGTGAGTTCGCTTTCAAGCTGGTCGCGATCGCGATCCGGCGCAATGAAGTCGAGTGCTTCGAGCAGCTGCGCGCCGGTCAGGGTGAGCGAGTGGCCGCTGAAGTTGATCAGTTGCTCGCTCGGGTCAATTGCGCCCTCGGCCGGCGCTACTTCGTGCTGCTCGACGGGGGATGCGGCGATGGCCGGCACGATTGCGCGGTCTATCAGGTCGTCGACGTTGCGCGAATCGCAGTAGTCGAAGGCGCGAAGGATGCGGCCCTCCGGAGCGCGGATGCCTTCGTCGGAATCCAGCTTGCCGAAGTATTCGGAAATCGATTCGCCCAGCGCTTGCCGCTGGTCGCCTGTCGGCGCATCAGCGCGGCTCTTTTCATAATCGGTGGTCATGGCATGGTCCTCGCAATTAGCTGTTGGTGTTCTCGATGCCGAGAACCCATCGGAGTGCGTCTGCGCGCTCGCCCGCGCACTTCGAGAGTTCGTCAGTAATCTGTTTCCGGGTTTTCATCCGGACGGATTGGTCACCCATAACCTCCCGCTGCGCACGCGATCGATCGTGACCTTGCTTCGTGTCGGCCGCGTCGACGAGATCGCGGACCTTGGTGCGCTGGACGTCCGGCTTCATTCGCGCCAGCTTGGCTGCGTGCGTTACCGGAACCTTCCCGCTATCGACGGCCTTTTGCACTTCAGCGCAGCATTCGAGTAGTGCAAGCGTCGACCGTACGGTCGGAATCTTGCAATTGAAGATCATCGCGACCTGATCTTCGCCGCGGCCGAGTGCCATCAGCTGACGCATTTTCTCGGCGCGGCCAAGCGGGGTATCTGCGCGGCGATGTTCGTTCTCGCTCACGATCGCGTCGAGCGCGTGCTCGCGCTTGCCCTTGAATACGACGGCTGGCACTTGGCGGAGTGGCGCTCCGCGCCCCTTTCGCCAAACGTTCGCCAGTCGGCATGCCTTGACGCGCTGACGGCCGAGGACGACTTCGACGTTGCCCGTCTCGGGATTCTTCGAAATTTCGATCGGCGTCGTGATGCCCTGGTAGTCGATGTTGTGCGCCATTGCTTCATCGACCGGCAGGTGCACACGCTCGTCGTACAGGGGCGACGATTTATCTGTGACAAGCACGAGCTTTTCCGGGTCGAAAAACAGCAAGTTGGTTTTGCCTTCTGCCCCGTAGGCATCGAGAGAATTTTTTGCCATGTCTATAGTTCATTTGTGAAATTCTGGGCGGGCGGTGTCGCAACGGGAATTGGACGCACGTTGCCTGTTTTCAAATTGACGAACGCGCCGCACCATGTCAGGCGCGCATGTCGGAAAAATTCCCAGAGGATTGCGAGCCCCTGCGTCACGACGGCTTGATTGATGAACAGCTCTTGTCGCTCGAGCGCTTCGGCGAGGCTGCAACTCGGCGTGTCGTCCTCGGGAATTGTCGTGTCGATCAGCTCGGGCAGCACGTCGTACGGCCAGCGCAGCGGCGTGCTATCCGCGGTTGCTCCGTTTCCGGTAGCGACGGGCGACGCACCGAAAATTACCTGGCCGTCACTCGCGCGGTTGCCGAGATCCATCACGTAGCTGCCCGTTTTTTTCAGGGGCCGCGCGAGCTTCGCCCGTGCAGCGGCACTGTCAACGCACATCACGACAAGGTCCGGGGCTCCACGTACGATCGCGTCGGCGCCGGCATGCACTGGTCGGCCGCACCAGTCGAGCCCGAAGAACGCGTTGAGGCGATGCACGAGCACTACACTTTTGCGTTGCCCGACGTCGGCCGGGCTGAACATTTGTCGGCCGACGTTCGCGGCGCTGATGGTGTCCGCGTCGAACGCGGTCACGTGCAGGCCCGGGTGGCCGAGCTCGACGAGTGCGTGATTAAGGCGGGCCAGCCCGGTCAGCATCTGCGAGCCCGTGCCGCCGCAACCAATCAACGCGACCGTTACGCGTCGGTCGCTGAGGAACGGCGCCGGAGTCTTGTGTTGGTTCATACCGTCCTCCACCAAGGCGCACCGACGTCGCGCCCGATCAGTGCGGCGCATTCGGTAATCGCTCGGCGTGTGGCGCGCTCGCGCTCCGACTGCTGCGCGCCGATGTCTCGCCGCGCATCGATGTCGTCGTGGGTGAAGTGGCGGAATGCGCCTGCGCCGGCGTGCGCGGTCACGTAATCTGCGAAGTGCGTCACGTCGATGCGTGCCGCGCTCGCCAGTTCGAACGCGTCGGCGCGCGAGCCGATCGAATCGAACGCGCGCCATGCCGCCGTTGCGTGCGGTCTGATGTGGATCGCGGTGAGGTTGCGCACCGTGTGGCGCTTTGACTCCCATCCAGCGGCCCGCGCAGCAAGTTCGAGTATGTCGAGTTGGTTCACGCGGCTTTCTCCGTCGACGGGAAAAACGCCTGTACCGGCACGCGCAGCGTGATCATCTTGCCGAGGGCGCACAGGCGGAACGCAACGCTCGGGGTGGCCGTGCCGACACCGCCAATCACGCCCGCGATCTTCACTTCGCCCGCGTCGTCTGCATCGTCGGTCGGACTGAAGCTTGCCAGCCCGGCGCCGTGGCTGTGCAGATCGAATGCGAGGCTTTCGTCGTCAGCGAGTGCCGGGCGATTGATCGTGATCTTAGTCGGCGTGGAACTGGTCACTTCGACTTCCCGGTACACCAGTTCCTTGCTCGTGTCGTTCCAGACGATCCATGCGGCATGCTCGTTCGGCGCGACCTTGGCGGCGTCCGATGCGAACCGGCGGAGGTGCTGCTCGGCGGCGCTAATGCGGCCGAACGCGAATTCGATTTTTGCGTCGAGCGAGCCGTACGGCGGACGCGGTCCGGCACCTTCGATTTGCGCAATCGATTGAATCAGGTGCAGCCACGGGCGGCGGATTTCGACGAACAGCCCTTCGGCCGCGAGCAGGAATCGGTGGCCGACGTCGAGCAGTGGCGCAAATTCTGCATGGCGCGGGACCGCCGCGACCGGGGCGCTGTCGAACAGTGCTTCGTCGAGACTGATATTTGCGTCATCCGCTTTCGCGGCGATCGGGCGCGACTGGCCGGCCTTCACTTCGTCGGCGACAGCTTCGCTGAATGTCTTGAGCGCGTCGCCGAGTGCGCGCAGCGTGTCGGTTGTCGTTGCTTCAAACGTCGCCTTGATTTCTTCGATTTTGCTGGACATGTCGTTATCTCCGTTGCGTGAGACGTTGAATCGCGGATTCGACGGTCAGGTCGAGCGCGACCAGCCTGTCGGTAGGGAATTCGGCGCCGTCGAGTAGCTGGCGCCAGAGTGTCGCAATGCTGCCGCCCTGAATTAGCTTTGCGGCATTCGGGTGCGTGAAGCGACTGCGAAAGAATTCATCCTCGTATTGCTCGACGTCGGCCGCTGTCGGTTGCTTCGCGATCTCGACGTTTCCGGTGCATACCGATCCGGAGGAATAGACGTTGTAGTACGGCGCCTGAAACAGGGCCGTTCCGCGCTGCGGCCGTGCGTTCTCGGCCAGTGCAAACACGTTCCGGCTGTCGCCTTGCGCGATGAACAGCAATGCGGGTTGATGTGCCGGGCCCGAGCGCGTGCCAAGCGGCTTGTCGGATTTGAACCATACGTGACGCACACCCGCCGGCATCCACCAGGCGACAACGCCGGAACCTGCGAAGATCACACGTTCGTGCACGAAGCCTTGTTGGCCGGCATGTTTCGACGCTGCGGCAGCGAATGCCGCGAGTTGCCGCTCAGTTACGGGCTCGCCAGCGAGCAGTGTCGGCGCGCCGTCGACGACACGCGCCGCATGGCGCGTTACGTACACACGCGTGTCGGTGCTGTTCCGATACAGCAGCAGTGCGGAATCGAGCTCGAGGTGCGATTCGGTATCGCAGTAAATATCGACGTCTTTCATACACGCACCTGTACGCATTGTGGTTCAGCCGGGCTGTCCGGCGATCGGAGCGCGATCACATCCAGCAGGTGTTCGACGGCGAGCGCGAGCCGAGCGGTATTGCGCATCCGTGCCAACCAGTTGCCGACCGCTTTACCCGCGAGTGGCAGGCTGATCGCGCATGCGGCTTCAAGCGCGTCGCCTTGCATTTCGCGCTCGAGGAAGTCGTCGAGCACGCGGCCGGTGCCGTCATCGTGGTCCCACAGGAGAAACAGGGAAAAATCGATACCGGGCCCGGCGTTCGAATCATGGTGGTCGACTCGGGCAAATGGGCCACAGTGCGAAATCAGGCTATATATTTCGTCGCACGCACTGACTGCTAGCGCCGCGATTTCATCCTGTTCAGCTGCGCGGTGTACGTCGAATGTATTCAATACTTGCTGCGGATTGATGAGCCAGTCTGGCGCGCCGCGAAAGAATTCCGAGCGGCGGGGGATGGAGCACGCTTCGAAAAATTCCTCGGGCGTTGCCTCGTCGACGTCGTCGTAGTGCATGCGCAATTCCGGCAGCGCGGCGATTTCGTCTGCATATCCTTGCCAATACATGTATCCGGCAATCGAGACTGTCTCGCTCGGCGTAAGCACGGCCGGCATATAGTGGGCGCATGCTTCGTACAGCACGGCGAGCACTGTCTGTCCGAGGCCGGGCATTACGCTTTCGAGGTGGGTGATGCTGCTGCGCAAGAAGCGCACTGGTGCGGTGCCAGCGCCACCGTCGCTATGAATCGACACCCATACGTTGTTGTCGTCGCCGGTGCGGTAGTACGACGGGCCGCAGGAATCCGAGCTTATGCGTAGGCTCCATTCGAAAATCGAATGCGCATCCGTGAGTTCTTGCCACGTCCGCGTGAGCGCGATTCGCGCGAGTTCGCGCTCGTTGCGGTGGTCGTCGGCCAGTTGCGCATCCTCGAACGTAAGCATGTTCCCGCGCATCAGCGCGAGCGAGAGGTTGTGTGCAAACTGGCCGCTATCGCCGACGACGTACCGGGTTGGCACTTCGGGAGTGATGCGTGGCAGTGTGAGGGCAGTCGAAATCATGGCAATACCGGCATGTCGGTCGACGGGAGGCGCAGGCGTTGCGCGGAGCTATCGCCGCCAGCCGCAACGCGCGCAATGTGGAGCGCGAGCGGGCTGTTGACGTGCTTCTTCGGCGCGGCCGGCGCCCGGCTGTCGCTGAACGTGTTGTCGCGCAGATGCTTACGAAGTTCGCGGAGCGTCATTTCGGCTGCGGGCAGTAGCGCGCATGCAGCGCATTGATGAACGCGACTTCTTCATCGAGCAGCGGGCAGACGTGCGCGCTGCTGAATCGGTCGAGCTCGGTGAGGTAGACGCGAACGGACAGCGGCAAGCTGCCGCCGATCGCAAGGACGGCGTCGATTTTCACGCGTGCAGCGTCGGTGTCCGGCACCGTAATCCAGTCGCCTAACCCGATTCCGGCGAGGTATGTCTGGCAGTCTGTGGTGGTGTGGACGCGGACTCTGCGATCAGTGCCCTTCGTGCCTACGGCGCGCCGGAACGAGTAGACGTTGCGGTTGCCCTTGATGACCGGCCCCTCGATCTCGGCGTTCGTCAGTTCGGGGTAGGTCTGCGAATAGAAATCGCGGACTTGCTGCAGCGTGAACGTCGGGGCCGGGTCGGCGAGCTTGGCGCCGTTGTAGGAAAACTCGCGTTGGAGATTTTCGATTTGCATGGGATCGTCTCCGATCAGTACATGTCGAGGGCGTCGTCGGCCTTCGGCAGCTGTTCTGCACCTTCGGCTTCCGTGGGTGCCGGTGCCTCTGCGGCCGGCGCTGTTCCTGCGGCGGTCTGTTGAGCGTCGTCGATGCTCATTTGGCGCGGATCGGTGCCGGCCGCATCGTTGTTCGTCGGCGGGGCGTCGGTAGCTTCGGGTTTGGCTGCCTTCGGCGGACGGCCGCGGCGTTTCTGTACATTGCCGGCCGACTGACCCGCGCTCGGCGCTTGGAGTGCGGGCGCCGAGCCGGATTGGTTTGCAGCAGCACACGCGCGCGCCTGGTCGAGTAGTGACAGCGCCCCGGGTTCGTATGCCTCGACCGCGGTTGCGAATTCGGCGTCGAGTTCTTCGGGCGTCGCGACGAGCGACAGAGGCCAGAGCTTCTTTTCGCCCTTGCCGTTCGGCAGCGGCGTAACGTTGACGCGCAGGGTCTCGTCGCTTTCGGCGGTGATCAGGATGTTGATGCTCGTCGCTCGCGCGAGCTCGTGCAGTGACGTGAACAGGGACATGCGATTACCTCTCAGGTGAAGTCAGGCCGCGAGGCCGTCGTAATTGCGATCGGCGAAATCGGTATCGCCGGGGTAGCGGTTCGAGCCGTCGGCCCGGTGCCAGCAATAAAGGGAGCCGCGCCTATGCGGGAACCAGTAGCCGGCGCAGTCGCAGCGCATGCGCGTCGTGTTCCGGCGATTCATCCAGCGGTCGACGCGGTATTGCCGTCGGTTGCAGGTGCGGCACGCGGGCAGGCGCGTGTATCGGTCGGGATGGCGGCGCAGGCATCGGCGCGCGGTGCAGTGCGTGCAGCGAACATGGCAACGCGGCATCGCTCAATCCTCCGCGTCGCCGGCCTGCAGCATCTTGAAGTCGACCCAGTTTGCTTCGCGCCGGGCGCGTCGACGCGCTTTGCTCGTCGAGTGTGCGCGTGCGGAGGTTTCGACCGCGATGCGTTTGCACTCGACTCGCATTTCTTCTTCGAAATTGCCGGTGAGTTTCAGTCGGTCGAATTCGTCGCGCAGCTCTTTGATGGGGATTGGTTTTCTGTCCATCTGAACCTCACGCGTAACGAGCCGCAACGATCGGTGTGCTAGCCGGTGGACAGTCGTCGTCGGTGGTCCAAACGACGCAACCGACGCCGACGACGAGCCAGAGAAGCACGATTTTCCAGAGAGCCATAGGGGCGGGGCTGCGATTTCTCATCACATTTCCTCGCGTGGCTTTGTGAGCAAATTCGCGGTGCCGACGAGGCGCGCGAGCGCTTTCGCCAATTCCGGTTCGTGGCGCTCGATGTAGCCGATCAGAAACCAGACGTTTTGCATGGCGTGATCGGGAAAGATGTCGGGGCGGAGGCCGCGGGCCTTCCCGCGAGCGACGGCCATGCGCACTGCACTGGAGAAATTTGCGCGGAGACGGTCCGCAACCTGTGCTCGAGATTTCATGTCGAGCCTCAGATTCCGAATTCCGGGGCGATCGAGCACGCGATCAGGTAAAGCACGACGAGCGCGACGAGCGGGTGCCAGTCACGGCTACCGGCATGAATGCGGCTTGCGGCGAGGATGAGTGTCGACATGGAGACTCCTGTAAAAATGCGTGGTACGCATATCAGGAGTTGCATTGTACGCATCGTTGAAAATGCGTCAAGCGCAAATTTTTGAAAAACAAAAAGCCCGCATGTGCGGGCTTTGGGCGTCGACTACGTTGGGTACGGGGTCAGCGGCGGCGGCGATAGCGGCGGTGCTCAACCATCACGCCAATGATTCGCAACTCCATCTGGTCGCTGCGTATCGTCGGAAAGTCGGGGTTGAGCGGCACGAGTTCGAATATTTCTGCGCCTGACTCGGTCAGTCCGCGAAGTCGATATTTCTTGAATGTCGCTTCTTCTTCCCCGTTCTTGGCCGCGACGAAATCGCCGGGCTGGGGACGAATCTCGGGATCGATGATCACCTTGTCGCCTTCGGCGAATTCTGGCTCCATCGATTTTCCGCCAATAACGAGGGCAAAGGTGCCAGGGGAAACGTCAACGTCCGTTTCGATCCACTCTAGCGCCATACCCGGAGGAAAGGCATCCACCACTGTCGTAAGTTGTCCAGCTTGTATCGAATTAATTACTGGGATTCGTCGAGTGCCGAGCGGGGTCGGCTCAACGTTTTCAAACGAGCCGTCTCGGAGCAGCTCGGCAGGAGTGGTCCTTAAAGCGGTCGCGAGCTTTTGCAGCAACTCGTCGCTGCACCCCTGTAGTCCGCGTTCCACGCGTGAAATGTTCCCCACGTCGCTATCGATCATGTTAGCGAGCGCAAGGATTGTCATCTTCTGCTCCTTACGTAGCTTACGGATGTTGCCACCAAGGATCAAGCGATGTCGGGAGATCTTTTCCATGTCCAAATTGTTCACTTCATTTGCGTGTGGCGCAAAGCGTGTTGCGCATCTTCAATTGGCCTTGTAAGATGCGTGGCACGCATATTTTGGAGGTGCGATGTCTCAAGCGCAGTCTGAAACGCCGCTGCGGCGGCTGCGGAAGAGTCGCGGCCTGACCGTAGCGCAAGTGTCAAAAGCGGTCGGTATCGATCAAGGGAACCTCAGTCGGATCGAGCGTGGCGAGCAGTTTTCGCGGCGGGGCGCGGCCGCGTTGGTCACGTATTTCGGCGAGTCGTCGATCACGGAAATGGAGATTCTTTACCCCGAGCGATACGGGGTGGATGAACGTCGTCCGCAGTGATGACCTGATGGAGAAAGCGGTCGAAGGCTCTGGCCGCACGTAGTTCGCTCAGATAGCGACTAACAGCGTCTCGCGTGCGGAATTTAAACATGGCATGCCTCGTGTGAGGGTGCGTGCTTTGGCGCGTCCTGATTCGTGTCATCTCGTAATCGTTAGTGAATTTCGATGTCGCAATCGTACGAGTCTCGAATCGACGTTAACAGGATGAAATTCGGTGAATTTCAAGGGGTACATGTGACTCACCAATATAGCCAAACGGCGTGGATTGACGTTCTCTATACGTCGGTCCTCAAAACGCCTGGAAAAGTTGAGGACGCCGCGCGTTATCTGTCGGAGCGTCGTGGGATTCGGATCACCGGCGAGTCTTTGCGACTTCGCTTGCGTGAGGTCGACGGGGCACGGCTGTCCGGCGAAATGTTCGAGTTGCTCATTGAGTGGATGCTGGAAAAAAATCAACCTCACGCGCTTGCGGCCGTGCACGCGTTCAATGCGTGTTTCGGAATGGTTGCGACAGAAACGATTGCGGCCGCAGAAACCGACTGCGTTCGTGCGCTTGTTGATTCTGCGCTGACCGTAAGCACGAAGGCTGGCGGGTTGGCCGACGAGGTGCGCCGTGCCGCTGACGATGGCGTGATCGAGCGCCGTGAGGCTGAAGCAATTGAGCAAGCCGGCCGTGCTGCGCAACAGCAGATCGAAAGAACGATAGCGATCGCGCGTAGGGCAGCTCAAAATCGCCGGCGCCGTCGCGCCGCGTAATCAACAAATTCCCGGAGGTTTTCCAAATGGGCGCACACGACCCATTGGACGCGCACGCCCGTACGTCGGCGCCAGAAGCCGAACAAAGCATCCTTGGCGCCCTGTTGCTCGATAACGGCGCGCTCGAGGAAATTGCGGGCATCGTCTCCGAGGTGGATTTCACGATCGGCGAGCATGCGCTTGTGTTCAAGGCAATTCGCGAGCTGATTCAACGTGGCGCGATTGCGGATGTTGTGACGGTGTTTGAGCGGCTGCATTCCGTCGATGCAAAGGTCGATCAGCCGCTCGCATTCTTGAATGACTTGGTACACGCAACGCCGAGCGCCGCGGGCGTTCGGCATTACGCTGAGATTGTTCGCAATCGCTCGATCTCCAGGCGGATGCTACGCGTGTCCGAACGGCTGCGTGATGCCGTGCTTAAGCCCGGCGGCAAATCACCCGTTGAATTATTGGATCTGGTGCAGGGTGAACTGTTAAAGATCGCGGATACGAGTAGCACGGCTGATGATGAGTTTCGCCCGATCTCTGCGGCGCTGACATCCGTAATTCAGCGTATCGACGATCGTTTTCATGCTGGCGGTGCCGCGGAAATTGGTGGAACTGCTACGGGATTTCTCGATCTCGATCGCCATACCGACGGGATGCACGGTGGCGAGCTGATCGTCGTAGCGGGACGACCGTCAATGGGGAAGACTTCGTACGCGATGAACATCGCCGAACACGTTGCAGTCGAGCTGCGCATGCCCGTTGCGGTGCTCTCGATAGAAATGCCGGACGATCAGCTTGCGACGCGGATGCTGGCCGGCACGTCTCGCATCAATCAGCACAAGCTAAGAACGGCGAGTCTACGTGACGAAGACTGGGCGAGGTTGACGCATGGGACTCAGATCCTCGTCGACGCCCCGGTATATGTGCTCGACAGCTCGTCTATCACGCCGTTGCAGTTCAAGGCGAAGCTGCGTCGTTTGCAGCGACAGCTCGGGCGCAAACTCGGCCTGATCATCGTCGACTACCTGCAGTTGATGTCGGGCGACGGAGGTTCGGGTGAAAACCGTACCAGCGAGGTATCGCAAATATCACGCGAGTTGAAAAAGACGGCTAAGGAATTTGACGCGCCTGTAATTGCGTTGTCGCAGCTAAATCGTGGGCTCGAGTCGCGACCGAACAAGCGACCGATGATGTCCGACCTTCGCGAGTCCGGTGCGATCGAACAGGACGCGGACGTCATTCAGTTCATTTACCGAGACGAGGTGTACAACCCAGACAGCGCGGATCGGGGAACCGCGGAGCTAATTATCGCGAAGCAGCGGAACGGTCCTCTTGCTACGGTGAGATTGGCATTCCGAAATGAATTGGCGAGATTCGAGAATTTTGCAGAACCTACGAGGGAATATTGATGGCGGGAGTCCCAACATCATTTACTTGGCGTCGTGAGATGACCGCGAGCAGATTGCCGAGCACGACAAAGCTTGTCCTGTTCGTCGTCGCCGAGTACGCCAGTTCGATCGACGACACGTGCTGGCCGTCGCTGGATCAGCTGGCCGAGCGAGCATCGCTGTCGACGCGGGCTGTCACTGAACACCTCGGCGTGGCTGAGAGTGCGGGATGGATCAGGCGATGGAAGTCGCGGAAGCGTGGGCGAAAGTGGGCGCACGCCCACTATCGGCTGACGGTGCCGGAGGACGTTGCTCGTCGCGTGCGCGACGACCTGGGCCTCGACATTGTGGGGGCTCAGTCCGACGATGAGCCGGAACCAGGTTCCACCGACTCCCCGGAGTTGCTGGAACGACGTTCCAGAAGTGCACAAAAAATAGTCAATTCGGAACCAAGTTCCAGTAACTCGTCCGAGTTGGTGGAGTGTGGTTCATTTGATGCGCAAGAATTTGGCAACTCGACTGGCAATTCGGAAAGTTACTGGAACCACGTTCCAACTAACAACCCAGTAAACAGAAATTACGAAGCCTTATCTCTCTCTCAAACGCCGGTGGTATACCCGGGGGGCGAGGGTACAGGCAGAGAGGGAGATCGTCAAGAGGTCGCCGGCACTCTCGCGGTGTGGATGGCCCGGCGGCTTCGCGATAGCGATCCGGGCGTGGTCGAGCCAAACCTCGGCGAGTGGGCGTTGGTCGTCAACGAAATGCTGGCCGGCGGAATTGAGTCGAGCCAGATCGTGAAGCTGTGGACGTGGGCCCTGGAGGATGGTTTCTGGTGTTCGGTGATTCGTTCGCCTGCACGCCTCCAAAAAAACTGGGAGCAGCTGCGTGTGAAGCGGAATCAATCGCTAAGGCGACAAAAGGAGCCTGCACACGTGCAGTTGCATGACGACCGACGTTGCGCGCATGTCGACGGCGACGGCAATCGATGCGAGCACGTTGCCACTTCCATTCTCGGCGCCGGCTCGGCGCGCCGGGGATATTGCCGACGGCATGTCGGCTACTACGAAAACTGAAACGAGGGACGCGATGATCGATATTGAGTTGAGGGAGCGTGTTGGCGTGGCCGTAAATCCGCGTGCACAAACCGCGGATTCGGTTGGCGATGTGGCGCTGATGGTTGCGGCGCTCAGTCGAGTTGACGAGCTCGGTGCGTTGCTTGTCCGGATGAAATATGGCGATGACCGCCGCCGAGCGGGCTTGCATCGTGCAGTTCTGATGATCGCGAAACGCGAGCGAGCGAGCATGCGCTTTAAGCGCGGGAGATATATCGAGTTCAAGCGCGAACTTCGGGCCGCACCGCATGAATCGCCGAAGTCGTCGATGGCGGACGTGATCGAGCGGTTCTCGGCAGCGGTGCTTGATGCTTGGCTCGACGATACGTGTGGGGCATGTAGTGGACGCGGTGTGGTGGGCGGCATAGAATTGGTTGGGGGGCAGGAGCCAACGACCTGCGCGGCGTGTGTCGGCCGTGGCCGGATAAAGGTTGATGCCGGCTCGACGCTGTACTGTCCGTGGCCGCACGGCATTCCTCGCTCGGATCGATTGGTGCGCGGGCAGCACTACCCGGCGCCGGTAGTCGATCGGCCAGTCTTCGAAGTAATGCAGCGTAGTGAGTGGCAGCGTTGCGGTGGGTGTATCGGGACGGGACGTGTGTCGACGGCAGGCCGGGCCGCGTCACGAAGCATCTGCGATGTGTGCAAAGGAAGCGGCCGCCGTTGGCAGATTCCGGCGCAGCGGGCTCACGCGATGGGTGTTCCACTTGACCAGTATCACCGCCATTGGCATGAGCGATTCGAGACTGCTCTACGATCGCTCGCTGCGCTGGACGAATGGACGGAGCGGAAATTGAAGAGGCAAATTTGAGTATGGCCTCTTGCGCGTCCAGAACGATTAACTTACACTCCGGTTCCAATGAGCTTCGCCGAAGTACGTTGATGTTCATTGTTGGTCGCTGGCACCGCGCGTAAGTCGTGCAACCCTTTCGAGACAAAACAACAATAAGTGGAGCTCGTTAGGTTCGGCGGGTCCGCTCGCCTATACAAAATTGAATTCATCAAGCCCTGAGTGCGAATGCCTCGGGGCTTTTTGCATTGTGCGGCTATCGTGCTTAGCCGCGGAGTTTCTCGGGCGTCAGCGCGTGAAGCGTTTCAAAGTACGTCTCGATGGTGTTATCGGACACGGTTCTGTCGTCAGGTGCAGGGAACGGCTCCTTCGACATCTGTTTGATCAGCGAAGCAAACACCGGATTATCGGCGTTCGCAGTTGCGAGCATTTGTACCACTACCGACGTCGCAGTGATCTGTCCGACGATGTTCTCAAGTTGTTCGCCTATGCGCAAAACCTCATCTGCGATATCGCGAATGATTTCATCGCGAAGCATGTCTTTCTGGCTCAACGTTGGCCTCCGTTGTAGGTTGAGAGGAGATTCTACCGTGCCGAACAAGGCGCCGACGCAGTGTCGGCATTACGGATGCGGCCGACTCGTCGCGACGCCGGGTTACTGCAACGAGCATGCGAGCGAGGCGGTCGGTTGGCAATCGGATCGGTTGCGTGGATCGCGTCATGCGCGGGGATACGGAACCGCGTGGACCAAGTTGCGGCGCGAAGCGCTCGCGCGCGACAATGGGCTCTGCGTGCCGTGCCGAAAGAAAGGCCGGATTGCTCGCGCGGTCGCCGTTGACCACATCGTGTCGAAGGCCGAGGGCGGCGCTGACGAGCTGACCAATCTGCAGTCGATCTGCAAGCCGTGTCACGACGCGAAGACAGCGACGGAAGCCGCGCGCGGTCGTGGCCGCCGCTGATCCGGCGCAGGCCGCCACCCACGAAAATCGAGGGGGGGGTAGCATTATTTTCTCGGATCCTTGCCCGGGACCGAACGTTCAGCCGCATTTTATCGCGGACCACTTTTGGGAGAGGGGGGGGGTTAAGACAGCCGCCCCTTAGAGCCGATCGCGCAACGCGAGATGAGTTTTTCGTCGGCTCGCATACGGGAAGCCTTACATGAGCTCAAATGAACCGATTGCCGACGTCGGCGGTGCCGACGTGTCGTGCGCGTCGGGCGGCGGCGTTGGAAAGGCGATCGAATCGCCTCCGCCGCCGCCCGGGGTGCATTTCGAATCCGCGCACCGCAAGGTGTGGGACTACCTCTGCGTCGCGCTGCGTGCCGAGTGTGTGCCGCACCGCACGGCCGGCGTTGCGCTCGCGATCATCTGCGTGGACTTCGTGCGCTGGGTGAAGGTCGAGTTGCAGCTGCGCGATTTCGAGAAGATCAATAACGGGTCGTTCATGGTGACAACGCCGAACGGCCATTCGCAGCCGCATCAACTCTATTACGCGGCGAAGTCGCTGAAAGAGGGGCTGCTCAAGTGTTTGCCGGAAGCCTGCCTGACGACGCCATCGATGCTGATCGCGAAATCGAAGATGGAAGATCCGAACCCGCAGGACGACCTGTTCGACCAGCTGCTCGACCACGCGCGCTCGAGGCCGACGAGCTTGCCGGCCTGACGCCAGCCGTTCGGCATCGTTGGGACGTCGAGTATGGCCTGCCAGTGTTGCGAGGCGAGATCGTCGTCGGCGAGTTCGCATTTCTCGCGATAAAGCGGCATTACGACGATCTAATCAACGGCCCGGCGCGTGGAATCGTATTCAGCGCGCCGCATGCAGCGCACATCATTGACTGGATCGAGAAGCAATTCCTGCACATCAAAGGCGCGCTGGCTGGTCAGGCGCTTGTGCTCGATCCGTGGCAGCGGTTTTGGACTGCAGTCATGTACGGATGGCGTCGCGTTGATACGGGGCTGCGCCGGTTTCGGACGGGATACGAGGAGGTCGCGCGCAAGAACGGTAAGTCGACGTGGAAGGCAGGTCAAGCCGACTATCTATTTCTGATGGACGGAGAGCCGGGCGCAGAGGTGTACACAATTGCGACGACTCGCGAGCAGGCGATGAGCGTGTTCAAGCCGGCGCTTGACAACTATCGTCGTCGATGCCGGCGGTCGAAACGGCTGGCGCGGTCGGTCAAGGTGTACGACGGAACGAACCAAGAGCGGATCGTGTTCGGCAGCAGCGTGTTTAAGCCGCTGCCGGCGAACGCGGAATCGCTCGATGGTTTGAACCCGTCAGTTTGTATGGTCGACGAGCTACACGCGCACAAGACACGGGAAGTGTGGGACGTGATGGAGTCGGCGCTCGGTGCGCGGCTTCAACCATTGATCTCGGCCATCACCACGTCCGGCTACATCCTCGACGGGATCTGCACGGAGATTCGCGGCTATCTCGTCACGATCCTGCGTGGCGACAAGATCGACGATAGCTTTTTCGGCTACATCTACACGCTCGACGATGACGACGACCCGTTCGACCCGGCTGTTTGGATCAAGGCGAACCCGAGCCTTGGCAGTGCGAAGACGGTCGAGTATATGCGTGCGCAGGCAGCGAAGGCGGCCGAGCTGCCGAGCGCGAAGGCGAACTTTCTCACCAAAGACCTGAACGTCTGGGTCAATGGTGCCTTGAGCTGGTTCGACATGCAGGTGTGGGATCGATGCGGTGCGCCATTCGATCCTGCGATTCTCGCAGGGCGGAGGTGTTTCGGTGGGCTCGATCTTGCGAGCACGCAGGATTTGAGCGCGTTCGTGTTGGTCTTTCCGCCGTACGACGATGACGGGGATATTGTTGAAGAGCTCGGGCCGGACGGCGAGTGGTACTACGTCGCGCACATCTTCGCGCCCGAAGCGAAGGTCAATTCGCAGGAGGGCAGCGACGCGGCGCCCTACAAGAAATGGGCCGACGCAGGATGGTTGACGGTGACGCCTGGTGCAGTGACCGACTATTCGATCATTCGCGACACGATCATCGGCGCATGTCGGAAATTCGAAGTGCAGGACATAGCGTTCGATCCGTGGAACGCGACGCAGATCGTGAACGAACTGCTTGAAGCCGATATCCCGATGGTTCAAGTGCAACAGAACATGTCGGGTCTTTCGCCCGGGGCGAAGCAACTTGAGCGCCTGGTGTATGGCAGCGGCATGCGGCACGGCGGAAATCCGGTAATGCGTTGGTGCGCGAGCAACGTGACGCTGATGCTTGATTCGAACGACAACATCCGGCCGGACAAGAAAAAGTCCCGGCCGAACGGGCGCATCGATCCGATTGTAGCTGCGTGTATGGCGACGACGCGGGCGGTGACGTATCAGCCCGAAGCCGATCCGGAAATCTACATCCTATGACGAACGTAATAAACGGTGTGCCACGAGCAAACGCGAGCGGGTCACGCATCTTGAACCAGTGGAACGCGGAGAGGCAGTCAGCCAAAGCGCAGGCGGCGGTCGTGTCGACGACCGAGATTGTTCCGGGGACGGACGCGTTCGACTGGATGACGGGTTTGCAGACGCCGGGTAGGGCGGTGACCGAGCGCGGTGCGATGAGTGTTGCGGCCGTGTATTCGTGTGTATCGCTCATCGGTGGTGCAATTGCCGCGACTCCGCTGGTCGAATACGTGCGCGGCCCGGATGGCGTGCTTCCGGTCGAATCCGAGTATTGGGAGCTGCTGAACGAACAGATGCATCCGCGATGGTCTGCGGCCGTAGGTTGGGAGTTCGGTGTGCAGGGGCTACTGCTGCACGGTGACCTGATGTCGCGGATTCATCGTGTCACGCCTTGGTCGCCGAAAATCGAATCGATCGAGCCATTGCATCCGCTGTCGGTGTGGCCCGATCTGGTCGATGATCGGCTGGTGTACAGCTATGTCGATCCGGCAACGCACGCTGTCGAGACGGTTGATCAGGATGACATGATTCATGTTCCTGGGCCCGGCTTCGATGGCCGGCGCGGCATGTCGCAAATTCGCAGCGCGTTGCGTAGTCCGGTCAACGTGTCGTCGTCGGCCGGCCAGTTGATCGACTCGATGTTGTCGGAGAACCTGCGCCCGGACCTGGTTATTCGCGCCGATAAGAAGCTCGACGAGGCCGATATTGCGCTACTGCGTAGGCAATGGTTGCAGCGGTACAGCGGATTACACAACAGCACGGCGCCGATCGTGCTGGGTGGGGGGATGGACATCAAGCAAATCACGATGTCTGCCGCCGACGTTCAATTGATCGAGAACCGCAAGCTCACCGATGACGATATTTGCTCAGTGTTCGGCGTCATGCCGCACATGATCGGGCGGAGCGACAAGGGTACGACGATCGGGACGACAGCCGAGCAGCTCGCGAAGCATTTCGTGAAATACACGCTCGGCCGACACCTGACAAAGATCGCGCAAGAAATCGGCCGCAAGGTCGTGCGCAGGCCGAAACGCTCGATGCAGCATGATTACACGGCTCTCGAGCTCGGCGACACGAAAGCGATGTTCGAGGCGTTCCGTATCGCGCTCGGTCGAGCCGGCGAGCCCGGCTGGATGTCGCAAAACGACGTGCGGCGACGGTTCAACATGCCGCCGGTGTCGGACGGCAACAAACTCAATTCAGGGACCAAAGATGCGACGAAACCGAATCCTCCAGCTGCTGAGTGACAACCGCGCTGCGCCGCGGGCCTTCAGCGTAAAGGCGAGCGACGACGGCACGGTTGCGACTGTCTACCTTTACGACGTGATCGTGACCGACGATTGGTGGGGCGGCGTATCGGCGCAGTCGTTTGTCCAGGCGCTCGCGGGAATCACGGCCGACACGATCCACCTCCGGATTAACAGTCCGGGCGGCGATGTATTTGCCGCGCGCGCGATGGAAACAGCGATTCGCGGGCATTCGGCGCGGGTGATCGCGCATGTCGACGGCGTCGCGGCGAGCGCGGCCAGCTTCGTGATGCTGGCGGCCGACGAGGTCGAGATCACGGACGGCGCGTTTGTGATGATCCATAACGCATGGACGTTCGCGATGGGCAATGCGGATGACCTGCGTGAATCGGCGAAGCTGCTCGACGCTGTCGACGCTTCGTTGGTGCGAACCTACGCGAAGGAGACGGGGCAAAGTGAGGACGATATTTCCGCATGGATGGCTGCCGAAACGTGGATGTCATCCGACGAAGCCGTGCAACGCGGCTTTGCTGATCGGCTCGCGCGTGCTGGCGCGGATGCACAGGCGTCTGCATGGAATCTCTCGGCGTATGACCGCGCACCGACCGCGGCGCATGCGCAGACGCCGCCGCGTGGTCCTGTCGCGTTTGCTCCGCCAGAGCCGCCGCCGAAACCGAAGCCCGCGGAGCCGAACCCGGTCCCGCAAGCATCGGCCGACGCGCCGGACATGGCGGCGATGCGGCGCCGGCTGGAGCTTGCACAACGTTCGTGACGCGTTCCCGCGTTGATTCAAAGGGCTGCCTTCGGGTGGCCCTTTCTTTTTCTGTCGATGGAGACTGTATGGCTATTGCAATTCAAGCACTGCGGGAGCGTCGCGACGCACTCGCGAAAAATCTGAACGCGCTGCTCGAGAACAACCCGGGCGACAAATGGGGCGCCGAGCAGCAAAAGGCGTATGACGAAGGCCTGGCCGATATGGATCGCGTGAGCGCCGAGATCAAGCGTCACGAAGGGCTGATGAACCGGCTCGCCGAAGAAGCGCTCGCCGGCAATCCGGAGGGGCTGATCAACGCGCACGTCAAGACGCCGGGCGCGCACGAAGGCGAGTCGCGAGCGATCCGCACGTTCCTGCGCCGCGGTGTGCTGGCGCTGACAGACGAGGATCGTGCGCGCATGCTCGCGCGACAGACGCCGGATATCCAGAACGCCATGTCGACCGGCGACCCGGCAGCTGGCGGCTACACGGTCGCGCCGGAGTTCTACCGCAGGCTGTCGGAAGCACTCAAAGCATTCGGCGGCCTCCGCCAGATCGCTACCGTGCTGCCGACCGGGACCGGCGCGGCGATGACGTTCCCGGGTACGGACGCCACGACGGAAGAGGGCGAGATCGTCGCTGAAAACGGAGAAACGAGCGATAGCGACACGAAGTTCATCGCGAAGTCGCTCGACGCATTCCGCTATTCGTCGAAGTCGATCGCGCTGTCGATGGAACTGCTGCAGGACAGCATGTTCGACCTCGAAAGCTACATCATCCGCCTGCTGTCGACCCGCGTCGGCCGGATCACTGCGCGGCATTTCGCGAAGGGCACCGGCAACAAGCAGCCGGTCGGGATGCTGACGGCGGTCGGCACGGGCGTTACCGTGGCGTCGCCGAACCTGATCAGCTACGACGACCTGATCGACCTCGAGCACAGCGTCGATCCGGCATATCGCGTGCGTCCGAGTTGCGGTTATGCCATGCACGATCAAATGCTGAAGGCCGTTCGGAAGATCAAGGACGAGCAGAAGCGCCCGATTTTCGTGCCTGGCTACGAGCAGGGTAATCCGGGAGGTGCGCCGGATCGTCTGCTCGGACGGCCGGTCACGATCGTGCAGGAATACGACGTGCCCGAGGCGGGTGCCAAGCCGCTTACGTTCGGCGACCACTCCGAATACATCGTGCGCGAAGTGATGGATCTCACGATGTTCCGCATGACGGACTCGCGCTACACGCTCAAGGGCCAAGTCGGCTTCGTCGGCTTCAACCGCCAGGGCGGAAACCTGATGGATGTCGGCGGTGCGGTGAAGGCGCTGCAGATGGGGCAGGCTGCGGCAGGCGGCTGATCGAGCGCCGCCTCTGATTGGGGCGGCTGTTACTTCAATGGGAGGTTTTGATGGCCGATCAGTTGGCATATCCGTTGCGCGTTGCATGCGGTCGCGTCGAGATCATGAAGCGACCGGCAGAGGAGGCGATCGGTCTCGATCTCGCCCGAACGCATTGCCGTATCGATAACGACGATGAAGACGTCCTGCTGAAACGCGCGATCGTCGCGGCACGTGAGGCGCTGGAAGGAGAACTGTCCCGGCCGCTGTTGCCGCAGGAGTGTCGGGTTCGCGTCGACAACTTTCCGCCGGATCGCATTCTTTTGTGGAATGACGTGATCGAGATCGTCGAGGTCACGTATCGAGACGAAAGCGGTGAGCAGCGCGTTTTGGAGCCGAGCGCGTATCGCGTCTTTGGCCGTGCATACCTCGCCGCGCGTAAAACCTTCCCCTATGGCGAGGACGTCGAGGTCCGATTTAGTTGCGGGGCGTTTGAGACCCCGGAGGCCGTTCCCGAATCGCTGATCGCTTGGATGCTGCTGCAGATCGGCACGCTCGCGGAGCATCGTGAATCGGAGGTTGACGGGACGGTGAATCCGCTCAGCGACCGATTTACGGATGGATTGATCGGCCGACATCGTGTAATCGGCATATGAGCGAGGGATCTCATGCGTGCAGGAAAACTCAATCGCCGAGTGCGTATCGATCGCCTCGATCCTGATGCGCAGGACGAGTACGGTCAGGCCGTGCCGGCGTGGAAATCACTTGGCACAGTCTGGGCCTCGATCGCGCAAAAGTCCGGATTGGCAACGATCAGCGGAAGTGCAGAGGTTGGCGAAACGAAGGTGTCGATCCGAGTTCGCTACCGCACCGATCTACACGAAGGCATGCGCGTGACTTTGGTTGCACACGTCAACGGCCAGCCGGTAGACGTCGAGCAATTCAAGGTCGATGCGGTGCTGGTCGATCACGCCAAACGGAAGCACACCGATTTGGTGTGTCTGGGGGTTGATCGTGGCTAGTGCAGAAACATTCACGACAGCGGCACTGGCCGAACTCTCGCCGATCAAGGTGTATCCGGACGTGGCTCCTGCCGGGGCGATCGCGCCGTATATCGTCTATCAGGCCGTCGGCGGGAAAGCGATTTCTACGCTCGACAACGACTCGGACGACCTACAAAACTGCCGCATGCAGCTTGCCGTATGGAGTCCGATCAAGGGCGAATCGGTGACGGTAATGCAGGCGGTGCGCAAGGCGATGATGGCTGCCGGTGGGATTCCGATTGGCGCGCCTGTCTCCGAGTACGAGGCCGGGACGAAGATGTACGGCCGTCGTCTCGATTTTTCAATTTGGTATAGGGAGTAATCCGTATGACAAGCATTGCGTTTAACGCGCAGAAGTCCAGGATTTCTGTTGATTCTCAGGCGGTTCCAACTGGCGATGCGCCGGTATGGACTCAGATCAAAGGCGTGAAGTCGATTGGCGGCTTTGACGGGGCTGCCAACGTAATCGATATCTCTGACCTGGATTCGACCGCGAAAGAGAAGATGCAGGGCCTGCAAGACAATGGCGATTGTCAGCTCGAGGTCAACCGAAACTTCAAGGACCCGGGCCAGATCGCCGTCAAAAAGATGCAGGGTACGCAGGAAACGCGCACTTTCAAAATCGAGTTCAACGACGGCAACAAAACGATTCACACGTTCAAGGCCTTCGTCGCCAGCTTCGGCCAGTCGCTGGGCGTGGATGCGGCAGCGACCTCGACCATCAAGCTGACCATCAGCGGTGACGTGATCGAAACGGTCGGCCCGTAACATCTGATCGTCAAATAGAGACAATCTGCGGCGCGATTCGAATTACGTGCTGCCAACAAGTTTAAGAGGACTGCAAAATGCTTACCCGTGAAATGATCCTCGCTGCGCGCGACCTCGACTCGGAAGTGGTCGATGTTCCGGAGTGGGGCGGTGAGGTTCGTGTGGGCGTCATGAGCGGCGCGGCACGCGAAAAGATGATGGATGCACTGTCCGAGCCGCGCAAGGTGTCTGAATTCCACGCGCTCATGCTGGCGGGCACGCTCGTTGACGAGAGTGGCGCGCCGATCTTCGGCGAATCCGATCTCGTGGCGATCGCACACAAAAACCCGGAAGTGCTCGGCCGACTGGTGGACGTTGCGATGCGAATCAACAAGATCGGCGCTGGCGCAGTGGAGGCCGAAGAAAAAAACTCCGAAGCCGCCACGAGCGCCTCTTCTGGTTCCGGCTCGCCCGCGAGCTCGGAATGAGCGTGCGGCGCTGCCAGCAAGAGGTGAGCAGCGCTGAATTCGCAGAGTGGATGGCCTATTCGCAGATCGAGCGGTTCGGGCCGCAGATGGACGATTTGCGGATGGGCAACGTGGCGGCGGCGATTTACAACGTCAACCGTGACACAAAGACGTGTCCGGATGCATTCGGTCCAGCTGATATCTTCGGATGGATGGAACGGCCGAAAGAAGAGCCGCGAGTGATCGAAGACACCGACGAATACGTGTTGGAGATCGGTGCGCTATTTGGTTCGAGGTTGAAACGTGTCCCTCAAAATCGAATATCAGAATAAAGATGGCTTTCGCGAATTGCTAAACGGCATGGGTAGGGCGTTTGGAGAATCGACTTTGCGTAAAGCGGCGGCTGCTGGTGCGACAGTCGTGAAAGAAGAGGCGAAGTTTCACGCACCACGCGGCCCGTTGCCTCACCACCAGGGGCCACAGAAATTTCCGATTGGCTTCGGCGCTGACAACATCATCGTGGCGTTCAACGAGGAAAAGTCTGTCGGCGGGAAGATGGCGACTTACATGGTGACGTTTGCGAAGGATGCGTACTACCTACGCTTCTACGAATACGGCACCAGCCAGATGGCAGCGCGCCCATTCTTTCGCCCCGCAATCGAGGCGACGCACGGATTGGTGAATACGCGGATCGATAACGTAATCGAGGAAGAATTGCGCAAGGCCGGCGTGATTACGTAGTGCGGCAGCACAAGGAATAGACGATGGCAAACGGAACGCAATACAACATCACAGTCAACGCTGATGGCGTTTCGACTGCCCTCGAGCGGGCGCAGAATAGCTGGGAAAAATTCTCGATTGCGGTCGATCTTGCGGGGCAAAAAGCGATCGCGTCGCAGAAGGGGCTTGAAGAAGCGACGCGAAACGGGGGCGCCGAAACGGTGCGAGCACAGCGCTCGGTCAAATCGTTCATGGAATCGCTCGTCCAGCAGGCCGCAACAGCCGGGATGACGAGCGAGCAGATGCTGCAGCTGCGCGCTGCACAGCTTGGCGTTGCAGATAGCGCGGCACCGCTGATTGCCCAGGCCAAGGCAGCGCGCGAAGCAATGCAGGCGCAGGCCGCGGCTGCTCAGGCGTCGGCTGCTGCTCAAATGTCGGCGCAAAGGGAACTGACGGCGGCGCAAGCAAACTCGCTGGCGCAGCAGACTGCTGCTGCTGATCTGGCGGCGCAGGCTCAGGTCGCGACGGGCGCGCAACGTGATCAGCTGCTGCGAGCATCGGCCTCTGCAGCGGCCGCTCAACAGGCCGCTGATGCGCAAGCTGCGTCGGCTCAGATGCGGTTGAATGCGGCGAACGATGCGGCCGCCTTTGACGCGGCGAAAGCAAAAGAGGTTGCAGACGCGCGTGCTGCCGAGTTTGCGAAATCAGCAGCAGCCAAGGCGAATGCGGATCTGCAACGGGCGCTGGCAACGGGCACCGCGGCCCAGCAGGCTGCCGCGCAACAAACGGCTGCAGCTGCCGCGCAACGCGCCCAGGCGGCGATCGCTGCGGCGGCTGCATCTTCATCGGCGGCGCAACAGGCTGCGTCTCAGGCGGCGGCCTCCAGGCAGATCGCAGATCAACAGGCAGTAGCTGATGCAGCGGCGCGCGCGCGTCAGCAAGCGCTCGGCGGCGCTGGTGGTGGTGGCGCGAATCCCAATGGCGGGATCAGCGATGCGCAACGTGCGGCCGCTATGCGGATGATGCCGGCGCAATTCACCGATATCGTTGTGCAGTTGCAGGGCGGTGCGAATCCCTTGACGGTCATGCTGCAACAGGGCGGGCAGATCAAGGATATGTTTGGCGGGATTAAGGAAGCCGCCAAAGGAATGGGCTCGTATCTGGTCGGGCTCTTCAATCCTGTCACGCTCGGCGTTGCCGCGGTAATCGGCGGTCTGGTTGCGGTCGGTGCGGCGATGTATGTCGCGCACGACGAAACAAAAAAGCTCAACTCAGCGCTCGCGCTGTCTGGCGGCTATGCGGGCGTCACGGCAGGCCAGATCAACGTGACGGCGCAGTCGCTGTCCTCGCTAAAAGGCGGCGAAGGCGCAGCAATTGACGTGCTCACAGCGCTCGTAAAAACCGGCCAGGTTGGCGGTGCGGCTATGGAGTCGGCGGGCCGTGCAGTCATGGACTTTGCTCGCGTCTCGGGTGAGTCCGCTGACAAAGTCACATCGCTGATGCAGCCGATGTTCGAAGACCCGACCAAGGGTGCGGCAAAGCTCAACGAAACGATGCATTTCTTGACGATCGCGCAATATGATCAGATCAAGGCGATGCAGGAGCACGGCGACAAGGCGGGCGCGCTGAAAGTCGCGATGGATGCAATGGACGCGAGCATTACGTCGCAGACGACGCAGCTCGGCTATCTGGGGCAGGCGTGGAAGTGGGTCAAAGAGCAGGCCAACGGCTTTTGGCGTGCGATGGTCGATTGGGGCAAGACGGATACCGTCGAAGAGGTTGGCAAGAAGCTCCAGAAAGACATCGATGACCTACAGAAGAAGATCAACACCGAGTGGGCGGGGCAAAGCAGGAGCGGCTACAAGTGGCCCGGCCAGAAGGCTCAGGAAGAGCGCTTGGCCGCGATGAAAGCGGACCTGGCGAAGCATCAGGAAGAGGCGGGAAAGGCGCAGCGAGCAGCGCAACAGAAGGCTGAGCGCGACCAGGCGGCACTCGACCACATTGCCGCGACGAACGAATCATTCCGGGTTGCCGATAACGCGGCGAAGCGCAAGAAGAAAATCGATGACGCGAATGCTACGTTCAAGACCCGTAGCGAATCCCTCGACAAAACCTCGCCGGATTACGCGTCGAATCTGAAGGCAGCACAGGAGCTTCGCGATGCAACGATCGCGGCCGCCGAGCACGATTTTAAGGACCCGAAGACACCGAAACCTAAGCACGAGAAAGCCGTAACGAATGACGCCTCGCAGCGGATGATCATCGACGCTGAAAAGGCAACTGCGGCGCTCGACCTGCAACTCAAAACGCAGGAGAAGCTTGGGGAGTGGGCGAAGAAGCGTGCTGAATTCGAGCAGCAGATTGCAGGCATCCAAGCAAAGTCGGAGGGCAAGCGGACAGCCGACGAAAAAGCGCTTTTGCTCAACAAAGCTGCGGTTATGGCGAGTCTTGACGCGGCCGTCGCCAAAGAGCGTGAGGTGCAGTCTCAGGAAAAGCTCAACAAACTGAAAGAGCGGTCGGCGCAGCTTGATGCGGATATCGCCAGCTACCAGCAAGGCAACCGCGAGCAGTATGACCGCCAGCTTGGTGCGCTCGGCATGGGCAAGGAACAGCAGCAACGCGTCGAGGCGCAGAAGGCGATTTACAAGCAATACCAGCGCGAAACCGAGAAGCTGAACAAAGAGACGGCCCCCGAGTTGATCGGCGGAACTGAGCACCAGGCGGCGCTGGCGAAAATTCAGACTGGGCTGCAACAGTCGCTTGCCGACTATGACGCTTACTACGCGGCGTTGAAAGAAAAGCAGGGCGATTGGGTGCTCGGAGTGAAACAGGGATGGGCCGACTACGTTGATCAGCAACAAAACGTGTTCCAGCAAACGGCGAGCATCGTCAACAACGCGACGAACGGAATGTCTGACGCGTTCGCTAAATTCTGCGAGACCGGGAAGCTGGATTTCAAGTCTCTGGCGACATCGATCATTGCTGACATCGCGCGTATGCAGGCGCGTGCATCTGTGTCGGGGCTGTTCAACTCCGCGATCGGTGCGGTTTCGTCATTCTTTGGTGGTGCAGCGGGCGGGACGAGTGCGCTGACCGGGATTGGTGGTGACACGATCGCGGGAAGCGTCGCAGGTTCAATTTCTGGAATGGCTGGCGGAAATGTGTTCGGCTTTCATGCAGACGGCGGCGCAATTCGTGGCCCGGGCACGGGAACATCCGACTCGATCCCAGCGATGCTGTCGAACGGCGAGTACGTCATCAAGGCATCTGCCGTGCAGCAGATCGGCATCCCGGCGCTCGATGCGATCAACAGCGGGCGCGCAGTGCATTCAGCGGCGCATTTCGCTACTGGCGGCGCAGTAGGCTCTGCCTCTACATCGACCTTCAATCAGCGGGGCGGCAGTATGTCGCTGAATATTCCGGTGACGATCGAGGGCGGTTCGGGCGACGCGTCGCAGGCGATGGCGAGTGCTGAATTCGTGAAGCGGCTCACGCAGATGGTGCAGGGGTTGATCGCGGCCGAGAGTCGTCAAGGCGGATCGCTCTGGAAACTAAGAAACGGGATCGGGTGATGACCGACACATTTATCTGGTCGCCTACCGTGCAGGGCTTCGGTGGCGACACGACGCTGCGGGTACGCAAAGCCGGGTTCGGCGATGGGTATGCGCAACGCGTGGCTGATGGGCTGAACAACCGGCAATCGACCTACAACCTTCGCTTTGTCGGCAAGGCGGACAAGATTGCCGCCATCCTCGCATTCCTTGACGCGCACGCCGGGGCGGTCTCGTTCTATTGGACGCCGCCGCTTCGGCCGCAAGGGTTGTTCGTGTGCGAGAAGTACGCGGAACCGACGAAAGAGGGTGACGTGTACACGATGACGGCGCAGTTCGAACAGACGTTCGCACCATAGGATTCAAAATGGCAGAGCTTCAGAAAATCAATCTCGGAACGGCGCCTGCTGGACGAGATGGCGATCCCGCGCGGACCGCCAATCAAAAGATGAACGACAACGTCGATGTGCTGTCGGCGCAGTCGGCCTTGACGACAGCCCCGATGATCACTGCCTCGCGGACGCTGACGGCGGATCATATCGGCCGGCGAGTGAGTATCAGCATCGCCGTTGACGGCGGCGTTGTGAAGCTCATCGCGGCGTCGAAGTGCGAGCCGGATGCGATTGTTTGGCTCACAAATACGGGAGCGAAGCGTGTAACTCTTGCTACTGAGGACGGTTCGGGTGATTCACTGGCTCTCGCCGGGTTGAATCCCGGCGAAGGTGCAGTTCTGGATTCCGATGGCGTGAGTGCTTGGCGCGTATTGCTTCGTGGTCGGTCAGGCGGGTCGTCAGAGACGATCGAGGGTGATTTGCGCGTCATGGGCGCAGCAACATTCGATGCTCGGCCGACGTTTGCAGGGAAGGTGCCTTACGACAACGGGAACCTGTCACCTGTGGATACGAAATCCGATCAATCGATCGGGGGCAAGAAGGATTTCTCGCCGCGGCCGACATTTGCTGGAAAGGTGCCGTGGGATAGCGGAAACCTCGATCCGGCGGCGTTTATTAAGCCGGGAGAATGTGGGACGTTGCGGCGCACGCCACTGCCTATAGCTGGTTACGCATTCGCCGATGGATGGCCGGGTTGGTGGGCGTGGGATAAATCGACGGGTAATTCTCCAAACGGCGGGTGGGGCGTCTACACGCAGTTCGGAAACAAACCGGACGGGAAATTCGGAGATCAATCATTTCAGTTTTCGCTCGCATTTGACACGGATGGGGGCGTCTGGCACACGCGGAACGTCAATGGCACGGGGCTCGGGTGGAAGCGATTCTGGACCGAGGCGAACACGATTGTGGATGCGAACAATTTCATTAAACGGGCTTGATCGTCATGGGCGAACGTAAGTATGTTGCATTTAATCTCAGTCCGGACGGATCGATAGTTTTCGATGGCCAGTATGGCCCGGGTGTGAGTGGCGCATTCGCATTTTCGGATATCGGTATCGAAAGTGAACGCACCGACGTTGGTCGGTATCGAGTGACTGGTCCTGTAGCGAAGCCGGAAGGTTGGCGCATGAGCATTTTCCGTGATGACGATGGCGAGCCAACGTTGCGGGTGGCACTGGAATATGGCGATGATGCGGTAGACATCACTTGCAAAGACCCGAAGACGGACGAGCCCAAAGATATTGTCTTCTTGCTGACGCTTCGCTTGGTGGTAACGCGCGAATTTGAAGGAGAGCGTGATGCCAATTGAAGCCGATCTACAAGGGCTCGAACCAGGGCGGCTCTTCGAGGGGTTCGAGGTTGACTGCACGGCGATCGGCGGCGACATGCTGCGCTTCCACGGCCATCTGCAATCGTCCTCGATCGTCTGGCAGGGCAACGAATATCGGGCATGGCCGATCCGGGCGGCCGGCTTCGAGCGAACGTCCGATGCGCGGCAGCCGATGCCAACCCTGACCGTCGGCGACGTAGGCGGGACGATTTCGGCGCTCTGCGTCGTTCTGGGTGATCTGGTCGGCGCGAAGGTGTTCCGGCGCCGTACTTTGGCCCGCTATCTCGACGCAGTGAACTTCCCGAATGGGAACCCGACCGCTGACCCGAACGAGCAATTCCCAGTCGAGCAATGGCGCATCGAACAGAAGAGCGACGAGCAGCCCGGCCAGCAGGTCGAATTCACGTTGTCGTCGCCGCTGGATTTCGGCGGGCAGCAGCTGCCGAATCGTCAGGTTGTGGGAATGTGCCAGTGGAGATACCGTGGCCCGGAATGCGGATACACGGCTGCGGTCTATTTCGACAAGAACGACAACCCGGTGAGCGACCCAGCGCTCGATCGGTGCAGTATGAAGACAAGTGGTTGCGAGTGCCGATTCGGGGTGAACAACCCGCTTCCGTATGGTGGCTTCCTCTGCGACACGCTGTCGTAATCTTCGATCAACCTCATTTCACGGACCCGCCAGCTGGCGGGTTTTTTTATGGACGAACGAATCAGGCAAGCGATTGCCGATCATGCGCTCGCTGAGTATCCGCGCGAGTGCTGCGGGCTCGTCGTGCGAACCGAGGCGGGCGACATCTACATGCCTGGTCGAAATATCGCAGCGGCGCCGACAGAGCAATTCGCGCTCGCGCCGGAGGACTATGCCGCCGCCGAGGACGTCGGCGAAATCATCGCGTTCGCACACTCGCATCCAGGCAGAACGGCGCAGCCGAGTATGGCGGATCGCGCGCTATGTGAACGTGCAGGCATCGCGACGTGGATTATCGCTTCGCTCGGGGTTCAGGCCGACGGATCGATCGGCATAGACGACTGGTGCGAATTCGGGCCGAGCGGCTATGTTGCGCCGCTCGTCGGCCGGGAATTCGTGCATGGCGTGCATGACTGTTACACGCTCATTCGCGACTGGTATCTCGCGGAACGTGGTGTTGCACTGCCGGATTTCGAGCGCTCGGACGGGTGGTGGAACGACGGACGGTCGAACCTTTATATCGCCCACTACCAGGACGCTGGCTTTCTCGATATTGGCCGCGACGCCGAGCTCGCGGCCGGGGACGTCTTGCTGATGCAGATACGCAGCAAGAACGGCGTACCGAATCACGCGGGTGTGTACCTGGGCGAGGGGCTGTTTCTGCATCACATGCACGGCCGCCTGTCGGTGCGCGCGGTATGGGGCGGGATGTGGGCGGACAGTTGCACGACTGTCCTGCGATATGCGGGGGATTCGTAGTGAGCGAGAAATTGCGAGAGGTGAGGCTTTACGGGATCGCAGGTGCGCGGTTTGGGCGCGTGCATCGATTGGCCGTGTCGTCGACAGCCGAGGCCGTGCGTGCGCTTTCGGTGCTCATTCCGGGTTTCCGTCAGTTCTTGCTCGAAGCGCGGGACAACGGGCTGACGTTTGCCGTGTTCAACGGGCGTCGGAACCTGAGCGAAGACGACCTCGACAGCCCGGTCGGCGACGATGCAATTCGCATCGCGCCGATGATCATCGGCAGCAAGAGCGGCGGGTTGTTCCAGACGATTTTCGGGGCCGCGTTGATGGCCGTGGGCGCGATTGCATCGTTCTATGGGCAACCGTGGGGCGCGCAACTGATGGGATTGGGTGCGTCGATGGCGCTGGGCGGCATCGTGCAGATGCTCAGCCCGCAACAAGCCGGGCTCGCGGGCGTGGCAGACAACGGCACGTCCTATTACTTCAATGGGCCCGTGAACAGTTCCGCTCAGGGCGAGCCGGTGTCGCTCGTTTACGGCGAAATGATTGTCGGCTCGAAGGTCGTCAGTTCCGGCATCTATGCGGAGGATCAGGCATGAAAAGGCTGTACGCCGAGCCCGGGCTGATGCGCATGCGCGGGTCGAAGGGCGGTGGTGGTGGCGGCAGTGGAAGCGAATCCCCCGATAGCCTCCATTCAGTTGCCCGCGCAAAGGTGCTGGACATCGTCTCGGAAGGCCCGATTGTCGGGCTCGTCAAAGGCATGCAATCGGTGTTTCTCGACGGCACGCCGATCCAGAATGCTGACGGCTCGCTCAATTTCCAGAATTACAGCGTCGACGTTCGAACGGGAACGCAGGATCAGGACTACTTGGCCGGCTTCCCGGCAGTCGAACGTGAGACGGCGGTTGGTGTGCCGCTGACGTCGGATGCGCCGTGGGTGAAGCAGGTGCAGAACACGCAGCTCACTGCGGTGCGAATCCGTTTTGGCGTGCCGGCGCTTCAGCGCTCGGATGCGTCGTCCGGCAATATCACGGGTCACCGCATTGAATATGCGATCGACCTGTCCGTCGACGGCGGATCGTACGCTCAGGTTGTGGCAGGCGCGTTCGACGGAAAAACGACATCGCTTTACGAGCGATCGCATCGGATCGAGCTGCCGCGAGCGAAGACCGGGTGGCTTGTGCGCGTGCGGCGGATCACGCCGAATGCACACAGCTCGACGATCGCGGACAATGTGAACATCGAAGCGATCACCGATGTCATTGATCGCAAGTTGCGTTATCCGATGACGGCGCTTGTCGGCATGACGTTTGACGCACGGTCGTTCTCGCAGGTCCCTGTTCGCTCGTATCACATACGCGGGCTGATCATCCGCGTGCCGTCGAACTACGATCCAGAAACGCGCACCTATTCGGGAGTGTGGGACGGCACGTTCAGGATGGCGTGGTCGAACAATCCGGCGTGGGTGTTCTACGACCTGCTGTTGAACGAGCGATACGGTCTAGGCAAGAACGTCGACGCGTCGATGGTCGACAAGTGGGGACTGTACGAAATCGCGCGTTACTGCGATGTGATGGTGCCGGACGGGAAGGGTGGTCTCGAGCCGCGCTTTGCATGCAACTGCGTGATCCAGTCAGCGGCCGACGCGTTCAAGGTGCTGCAGGATCTCGCGGGCGTGTTTCGCGGGATTGCGTACTGGGGACCAGGCGCGGTCGTCGCATCGGCGGACATGCCGTCCGATCCAGTCTATGTGTACACCGCGGCGAACGTGATCGGCGGCACGTTCAGGTACGTCGGCAGCGAGCGCAAGACGCGATATACGGTGGCGCTCGTCAGCTACAACGATCCGACGAACCAGTACAAGCAAGCCGTCGAGTCGGTGCAGGACGACGACGGTATTGCGCGCTACGGCGTCGTCAAAACACAAGTGACGGCGTTCGGCTGCACGTCGCAGGCGCAGGCGCACCGTCTCGGCCGCTGGTTGCTACTCACGTCGCGATACGAAGCCGGCACGGTGTCGTTTCAGGTCGGGCTCGACGGTACGCTCGTTGGCCCAGGCCAGATCATCGCGATCGCTGATCCGCGAAAGGCGGGGCGGCGTATCGGCGGCCGTATTCGATCGGCGGCCAGCGACGTCATTACGTTGGATAAGGCGCCGACGGTGGCGCCGGGCGACCGCTTCACGGCGATCCTCCCGTCGGGCATCGCACAGTCACGTGCCGTCAAGGCGGTTGCTGGCGACACGCTGACCTTGGCAGATCGCTTCGATGCTGATCCGGTGTCCGGCGCAGTGTGGATGCTCGAAAGCAGCGAATTGGGTGCGCAGCTTTACCGCGTCGTCAGCGTGCAGGAGAGCGACGACGACGGGCAGATTGCCTACACGATCAACGCGACGCAGTACGAGCCGGGGAAGTATGCGGCGATCGACGACGGGGCCCAGATCCAGCAGCGACCGATCACGGTCATTCCGCCGTCTGTACAGCCGCCGCCGACGAACGTGCGCCTCTCGACGTATTCCGTGGTCGACCAGGGCATCTCGAAAACGACGATGGTGATCGCCTGGGACGCTGCGGACAAGGCGGTCCGCTATCTCCCGGAGTGGCGGAAAGATAACGGCGAATGGGTGAGCGTCGCGGCGACGGGTGGCCTGCAGGTCGAGGTGCCGGGGATTTACCAGGGAACGTATTTGGCCCGGGTGCGTGCGCAAAACGCGCTCAACGTGACGTCGATCCCAGCGGTCGGCGTCGATACTGCGCTGACCGGGAAGACCAGTCCGCCGCCGGCGGTGACGTCGCTGAAGGCTACCGGCGTGGTGTACGGGATCGACCTGAAATGGACGTTCCCAGGTGACGGCTCGGCCGGCGACACGCAGCGCACCGAGGTTTGGTACAGCCGCACGCCGAGCCGCGACGACGCCATCAAGATGTCGGACTTCGCGTATCCGCAGGCCTCAACGTCGTATCAGGGATTGGCGGTCGGGCAGGTGTTCTATTTCTGGGCGCGGCTCGTCGACACGTCCGGCAACATCGGCCCGTGGTATCCGGCCAAGGGGCCGGGCGTTCAGGGGCAGCCGAGCACTGATGAGGACGCTTACGAAGAGTATTTTCGTGGGCAGATTACCAAGGGTTCGCTCGGACAGGATCTGCTTGAACCAATTGGCGCAATCACCCCGCCAATGGCCGGCGATGCGACGATCTACGCTGGTGACGAAACGATGTATGCCGGGGTCTGGTCGTTGCAGTCGGCAATTGCCGAAGGCGACAGGGCTGTCGCGAAGAAGCTCGACACGGTCGCCGCGCATCTTCGATCTGCGTCAGGAACGCTGACGGCGGCAGTGCAACACGAGACGCAAGCGCGCGTCGATGCTGAAAGTGCGATGGCGCAGCAGATCACGACCGTACAGGCCAAAGCCGAAGAGGCTGCGGCGGCTGTTCAGACGGTTGCGCAGTCGTATGCGGACTTGAATGGGCGCGTGGCGGCCTCCTACCAGATCAAGACGCAGGTCACGGCTGACGGCCGAACGTATGTGGCTGGCATTGGTGTCGGCGTCGACAACAGCAGTGGGGTTGTCGAATCTCAGGTGCTGGTGTCGGCGAGCCGATTCGCGGTCATCGATCCGAATAACGGCGGGGTGCTCGGCGTGCCGTTCGTGGTGCAGGGCGGGCAGGTGTTTTTGCGCCAGGCACTCATCGGCGCCGGCTGGATCACGAACGCGATGATCGGCAGCTACATCCAGTCCGACAACTACATCGCCGGCAGGCAAGGGTGGCGGCTCGATAAGAGCGGCTGGTTCGAGATCAACGCAGCGGATGGCAGTGGCAACCGACTGGTGATGGACGGTAGCAGCGTGCGGGTCTATGACGGCAACGGCGTGCTTCGTGTGCGCATGGGGATGTGGTGATGACGGCTGGCCTGCAGATTTTCGACGGCTCGGGCCGTCTCATCCTCGACGCGAAATCTCGCGCGGGGCGCGTGGTTGGCATCGTCCATACCGGCGGAGCGGATGGCAGCGTTCCTGCAAACATGTCCGGTGGTGAGCCGTTCTGGGCGTTCATGCCGCAGCAGATTTTTTACCGTGTTTCGGGTGCTGAGCCGTCTCCGATCGTTTCGATAAATGCTGGCGGAGTCAGCTGGTCCTACAGCCCGAACTATGCGGGTTCGAACGCCTATACCCGCGTGCCGGGCTGGATTGTTTTCGGAGTGTACTAGTGACGGCAGGATTTCAGGCATTTACCGATACCGGCGTTTACCAGATTGACGGATCGACGCCGAACTATCAAATGGTGCAGGCGATGTCGGCGAATTCTACATATCAGGGTTTGCGTCTTGCGATTAACGACGCCGGCATTGAATTCCGGATATCGCTTCCAAGTGTGACGTTCACATTTTCGGCCCAGGCAGGTCCGATGTACGGAGTGCACGCGTCGGGTGGCGTAGGGGTCACGCATTGGAGCACTGATCGCAACGGCAATGTCTATTCGCTCACGTTCGTGACGGAACAGCCGTGTACCGTGCGCCTCTTTCTGTTCGATCAGGTGCCGGCGATCGCCGGGAATTTCGGGCTGCAGGTGTTTAACGAGCGCGGGACACTCATTGCTGATTCATCGAGGCCGTTTCTGCGCGTGCTCGATGTCATCTCCGAAAGGTACGACGGCGATGCCGGGTGGGTGGTTGGGGGCGCGCCGAATCCTCCATGGCACTCGAAATCGTACGGCGTGCCGGTTCTCATTTCGGGCATTTACTCGGTGCATTCGGCGTGGAGCTATAACGACCCGCCGATAGTTGAGCTCACATCAATTCGAGTCGATGGGGGGAATGTGTCATGGGGGACGGCGCTATACGGCGGGGGAAGGAAATCGAACTTCGTCGGATTCAGGGAGCAGTACCACTCCCGATTCATGGTGCTGGACGGAACGGGACTTGTGTAGTGAGCCACCTTCGGGTGGCTTTTCTTTTTACGGTGCAGGGAATCTTGGAGCAGGAATGCAAGAACACGAAAAAACGATTTTGGAGCTGGTCATCATGGGTGGACTGATTGGTGTCGCAAAGGTCCTGGTCGGCAGCGAGCAACTGACGTTTCGACTCGTTGCCGGCCGGGCAATGTTGGGTTCGGCAACTTCAATGGTCGCCGGCATTGCGCTGCTGCAGATCCCGGATCTGCCGCCGATGGCGCTGCTCGGCATCGGAAGTGCGCTTGGCATCGTCGGATCACAGTACGTCGAGGTGCTGCTGCGCCGGAACGCGAAGAAACTGTTTGGGGAGAAGTGATTATGGGTAGCTACGACGCAGCGATCTTGAAGGCTGAACTGACTCGCGACGAGGACCGGCGCAAACGGATCTATACCGACACGGTCGGCAAGGTGTCGGGCGGCATCGGCCGCAACCTGACGGACAAGGGCTTTCGCGACAACGAGATCGATCTGATGTACCAGAACGACATCGCGGAAACCGAGGCGTGGCTCGACCGCAGTCTGCCATGGTGGCGATCCCTCGACCCCGTGCGCCAGCGCGTGATGATGAACATGGCGTTCAACATGCAGGCGAAGCTGCTCGGGTTTCGCAATTTCCTTGCGGCCGCGCAACGTCGCGACTGGAACACGGCGGCCGCCGAAATGCTGGACAGCCTATGGGCTCGGCAGGTCGGCGCGCGCGCGACGCGCCTTGCCGCGATGATGCGGAGCGGTACATGACCTGGATCGATCCGCGTATCTGGCTCGCCGTCATCATTGCGGCCGTCGCCGGCCTGGCTGGGGGGTACTTCAAGGGGCACGCCGACGGCGTGCTAGTCACAACGGTCGACGCTCAAAAAGACCAGATCAAGGCCGTGAGCGACGCACGCGCCGAAGAACAACGCCGCACCGCGGCGCAACAGGAGAACGCTGAACATGCTGCGAAAGACCGTGATCAGGCGCGCGCTGATGCTGCCGCCGCTGCTTCTGCTGCTGACGGCCTGCGCAAGCAAGTCGCCGCGCTCGTCGCCGGCGCCCGCCATCCCGCCGCTACGACCGGAGGCGCGCCAGCCGGCGACGCCCTCGATCTGCTCGCCGACGTGCTCGGCCGCGTTGACGCGCGAGCGGGTGAGCTGGCAAGAATCGCTGACGAACGCGGCATCGCCGGCCAGCAATGTCAAAGAGACTACGAGGCACTGACGGCAGAAGCTACCGTGACAAGAAATTAATTTGTAAAATTCGCGATCACGAAGTGAAAGATATCAACTAGCGCCTGAGACAGAAAATGAAAAAAATCCTTGCAGCACTGACATTCCCGCTTTGCATCTCTCTTTCCGCATGCGGTGGCGACGACGGGGGCACGCCGGCTGCACCCAGCAAGTTTGCCGTGAAGCTGACGTTTTCCGGAGTGCCGCTTGTGACGCAGCAGAAGACGTCACGTATGGCGCAGATGGACGGCGCGTCTCAAGCGCCGTCTGACGGGCAGGCGACGGTGGATGCCCTTCAGAAGAAATTCACGGCTGCCGGCACCGGGATCACCGTTTATCCGGGTGTGGTCGACGGTACGACGCTGCATCAGATCGTCATGTCGGTGAATAACGGCATTGGCCCGACCGAGGACGAGATGCGGAAAGCACAGGTCCCGGCCGTCATGTCCGAATGGGTCGTCGTCAATTTCCAGCTGGACGATATGCGAACCGGGCGTAACGACCCTGCTCAGGTCGCGGCGCTGGAACAGTTCAGGAAGGATCTGCTTGTCTTTCAGAATCGGCTGTACCTTGAGGGGAAAAGCCTCTATAAGGTCATCCCGATTCGGACGTGCGAGCTGCCCGCCGGAGAAACGGCGGCCGACGGCCTGATCGATACCCTGAACAGTGTCCCCGGAAACGGCTTTCTGATGGGCTTGTGGGACGCCCCAAGCAAGGAGCATATGGGTGTCGACTGCCGTACGCCTGATCAGGCCACACTCGATGCCCATTTGGACGCCGTTGTCACCCCGATCGTTGCGAGCTACAAGGCGGTCAATGAGTACGTGAATGACTGCCGCGCCCATCCGGAAAATCATCCGGAAGGGTGCAGGGGCATCTAGCCGGGGAAGGAAGCACGTCCCGGCCAGCCGTTACGATTAGATCATCCCTGCGCGCCTCTTCTCGGCGCGCAGGAGATGACGCAAGCGCTGAAATTCTCCCTGACCGCCGCTGAGCGCCCCCTTGTCGTCGACGTTTTTGTCGACGTAGTCGAACCATTCCTGGATGTGCTCGAGCGATTTCCGAAGGGCGAGGATTTCGAGGATCAGCCATCGGACCTGAAGGTCCGTGTAGTCGCGCCACAGCGCGCGCAGCTCTGCATCTGTCGGAGCGTCAAATTCCGGCATCACAGGCTTGAGCTTGATGCGTCGATCCCGGAGAGGTACGCGGTTCCGGTCGACTCGTGTGCTTTCGATCGGCCTGGTCGTCGGCATGTCGAAGGCGCCTAATACATCATCGAGCCACGATTCGAGTTCGCGTTCCGTTAGCTCGATTGGCGTGCGCATCCACTCCGTGCTCCCGACGGGTTTGTACTCCCAGATGTAAGCCCACTGCGGTTTGATCACGGCCGAGATACTGTATAAAAACACAGTATATTTCGCGATAAGCTATCCCCGTCAAGTCTCATAAATGGGGAGCGGGCGATGTGCACGAACTACCGGGCGCCGCATGAGGACTTCGAGCTGCGCGAGCTACACATCGAGCCGTTCAGCGACCTGTACCGCCGGTTCCCGTGGAAGCCCGAGATCTACCCGGACTACCTCGCGCCGATCGTCGCAAACGTCGACGGGCGGTTGATGCCACTGGCGGCCGGGTTCGGCTTCTGGCCGCGCACTCTGCAGCAGGCCAACATCGAGAAAGCGAAGGAAGAGGGTCGGAAGCTGCCGATTATGCGGAGCACGATGAACGTGCGCGACGACAACCTCGGGAAGTCGCCGCTGTACGGCCCGTCATGGCGCGCCGGCCGGCGTTGCCTGATCGTCGCGGAATGGATCTACGAACCCTGTTACGAGACCGGGAAAAATGTATGGCACCGCATCGGCCTAGCCGGCTGGCGGCCTATGTGCGTCGCCGGCATTTGGCGCACGCTGAAGAATCCGGACGGGACCGACCATCACACGATGGCGATGATTACCGTGAACGGAGAGGGGCATCCGATCTTTTCCCGAATGCACAAACCGAGCGACGAAAAGCGGGCGGTCGTGATCCTGCGCCCTGATGACTGGGAGGAATGGCTGACGACGTCGAACGTTGAAGCCGCCCGTGCGATGCTGCAGCTGTACCCGGCCGACGAGATGGCGGCCGGCCCGAAGTGA